ATCTCTGTCCAACGCAGCACCACTAGTCATCATGGCTCTCATGCTTGGCATTACATCTAAGCTAAGTATAGCTTGCTCTATTTGATTTACCCATGAGTCGTTGCCTAGCTTCGGACGTACCACGTTATCAACGTAGCGTCCTACTGTCTCAGCCCATGACTCACGGCCTTTGCCATCTATGTACTTTGCATAGCGTGACTGGTGTATAAAACTCTGATAGTCTGTTGGTAATAAGTTACTCATTTATCCTCTCCTATATTTGTGGGTGCGTACACCTCACCATTATACTTACTTCCTGTTGCACCTTTGCCTGTCTCTACTCCGTTATTACATTTGAAAACTACAAATAGTAGAAAAAATATTGCTACTAGAGTAACTCTCTTTGACCAAAGTATGAACAGTTCAAATGTTTTCTTTGCTTCTATCTCTGCTGCTTGGGATGGTGTCATTGTGGATCTGTCCAAGGGTAGCAGGGTACTATGCTTTGCTTACAATACTTTGCGTTGTCCACCAGTAACACTGGCAGTACACATATTACAAATACACAAAACAAGATAGGCCATATCAAGCCTTTCATATCACAGTAATTCATTTTCTATACCACACTACATAAACTATCATTACAACTAACCAAAACAATATGGTTGCACCCATGTATATATCTGTCATGTCAGTCATCTGTTGTCACCGCTTCCCTGTATAGTTCCACGTTCCTGTCTGCTCTTTAGCTTTGACAAATTCTTTAGGGCTACCTCTGCCATGTCTATCTCTAGGTCACGACATAGCGCAGCAATATACCACAACACATCACCAATCTCTGCAGCTATGGCATCCTTGTTGAACGTACCATCACGCAACATCTTCTTGACCTTGCCCTGCACCTCACCTGCTTCGTTACCCAAGCCCAACGCAGGGTAGATAATAGGGTCAGTATAGATAGCAGTCTTTACTGCCTCTTGTTGATAGTAGCCCATATCCATGATAGGTGATTGCATATCTGCAAAGTGGTCTATGTCTTCCTGTGTTATCATTGTCTCTCCTTCACACTCAGGTTGTGTATTTTTATATCATCTACGTCATGCATAACATTACTCACTAAATCATGCACGTCTTCCTTGTGGCTTTCTTCATGAGCAGATAGAAAGTTATTGTCTTCATCTACCTCCATCACATACGTCACACTAAACTTACGTTTCATTTGTGCTTCTCTTTGTATACCTCAATAAGTTTTTTCAGATACCATTCTGCTTTTTGTAAATCTTCTAAGCCAC